CTTTGTGTACTTTTGATAGTTTTTCAGCATAAAATATAGCGTTTTATGGGACAAATTATGGTACACTTTTTGTTTTTTGGTACACATTAATATGTACCAATACAAAATCGCTATCGCGCGCACGAACAATATTTTAAATAAAACAATCTGTGATATAAACCTATACATGCCTAGGAAAAGACGAAAAAGAATTGCAACTGAAAGTGCTCCCGAGATACCTTATCCGAGAGTCAGAGTGGAGTGGATCGATTGTGTCAGTGACTCTGGCTGGGCTACTGATAAAGAATTTGATAAGATGAAACTAGCAAGACCGGTTAATGAAGGTTGGTTATATTCTAAAGATGATAAGTCTATAAAGTTATTTGCATCATACGACAAAGATGAAGATGGTATTACTTTTGGGGATCGGACGATGATACCTCGTCAGTGGGTGAAGAAGATTCAGAAGTTATAACTTCACCTTCTATTTGTTTTGCATTAAGAAGTGGTTCGTAATCTTCTAAAATTTGTTTCATTTTATTTTCTAATTCTTTCTCTGATAAGTCTTCAAGCTTACCAGTTTTAATTATTTTTCTATCAATATATAATCCTGCAGCTTTTCCTCTATTAGCTTCCGCATTAACTGCCGATGAAAACGATCCTTTCTTTAATGCTGCCTCTCGTAATCTTGCAAGTTCTGCAACATGGCCTTCATAAGTTACTTCATGTTTTCTTAATCTTTCTTCTTTTAGCTCTCCGATATGTTTCACTACAAGCGGAGACAATCTTGGGTTGGTAAGCTCTGAACCTTCTTGTCTAGCTCTTTTTGGTGAATAACCTGCCTTAAGTGCTGCCTCTGTTTTTGTAACAGGACCATTTTCATCACCGAAAACCAGGAATTCTGCAAATCTTTGTTGCATTTCAGTTAATCTTTTTGGTACACCCATAAGTTGACAATTTAAGGTAACTCTCCTATAAAGTCAACAATGAAAGCATACGAAGGAATTAACTAATGTACGTTAAACATTTACAAGAATATTTAGATAAATTTACCGAAGGATCTAATGGTATGAGAGGTAATGCTGTAAGTAATGCTAGAATTTACATCATGACTTCTAAAGGTTATTTAGAGGAGATTAAAAGAATTGAAGTGCATGAAAGCAATAATCCAAAAGATACATCGATAAGGGTAGTTTTAAAACCTAATACAGAGGAAAAATTGATATTACCTCAAGGTTATATTAAAGATTATTAGGGGTGTAGGAGCAAAACACCCCCTAATAACTTTACTTTTTTTCCAAAGTAAATTTTTCTAAATTTGTAAGTCTTTTATTAATGATATGATTTAGTTCTTTTTGAGACTCAATAATATCTTTAAGATTATTAAAAGCTTTTAAAATCTCTTCATCTGTAAAAATTTTATTTTCTGTTTGCATTTTCCCTCCTTTCTAAACACACTCCCAACAATATTGGGGATTAATTTGACTTTGATTTTTATATAAAGTTGCATCACAATTCTTGGCTTTACATATTGTAACACCTTTCAACACATTCTTTTTTTCGATAGCAAGTAACTCATCGAAGGTTTCGTTTCCTCGTAACTTGACACCATTGAAAGATTTTAATTGTTTTACCTTCTTATGATTTATTTTCATCTTGCCCCCTAAATTTAGAAAATTCTTTACTAATTTTTTTAGTGGCAATACTAGATACTATAAACACAATAGTTCCAACCACCACCAATAAGAATAAAATAATTATTCCAATTAAGTCTAATATGTTCATCTTTCCTCCTCTTTTTATATTATCTTTATTTGTTTAACATTTTCTACATCACCACTTTTATACCACTTAACAAATTTTTTAGCATTTTTAATACTATCATATTTGCCATGAATTATTTGTTCACCATTATAAAATATAATTAAAATTTTATATTTTTTCATCTTCCCTCCTTTTTAGCTTTCATGAACGATTTATGTAACTGTTCTTGTCTAAACAACTCTTTGTCTATCTGTGTAATCCTTATCTCCGACACCACAAACAAGATAAATCCAAATACTAATAAGAACAGACCGATATACAAGATTAAATTATAGTCTATCATTTTATTTCCTTTCTTTTTTATCTGTTTTCATAAACCCCACCCCCAACACAATGATGATATTCTATATAATCATCAATAGTAGATACTGCACCTTTCATATCATTTCCTATTATGTCAGTTCTTGTTAAAGTTTTTTTTCTGTATGGTCTTTTAGTTTTATCAATAATTGTAATTTTCCAATCAAAATCAAACACTGCACCACTACCAAATTTTTTTCTTAATTTAATTTTCATTTTAGTTCCTTTCTTTTTTTCTTCCTTTCTAACCTTAACTTATATTTATTATAGTACACTCCACCTACACAACTCAAGATATTTCTCAAGGTTTGTTCCATGAGCCTTTTTACATTATCTTGAGTTGGTAAGTTTTTATTATTATTCATATATTTGTTTTTCTTTGTTCCACTTTGCAAGATCTGTGTTTTTTTTAAATATAAAGTTAATATTATCGTGTTTATTTAAATTTTGAATAACATTGATTAACTTCTTTATATTAACCTCATTATTCAAAATATCTGTTAACCAACTATCTGAACATTGATTATCAAATTTTTCTGTAAATTTACAAACTTGTTTATGTGTTACTTTTTTGTTTTTCATACTTTCTCCTCAATTATTCTCACACTAGTTGGACAATCAGCACCATCCATAACATCTTTGTATAAATGTCTGTAAGCAGTATAATGAGATGGAATATAATAAATTCTTTCATCATTATAACCCTCAACATTATAATCGTAACTATCATAAAAATATTGACTAGTTACACCAACTGCAATTTTACCACCTCTTGAACACTCTTTAATCTTTTTAACCATTTTTAAATCGTGTTCATCTTGAGTAGGTCTATTTTTTCTTACTGACTTGTAACCTATCAAATAAAGTTTTCTTTTTTCTTTGTTTGTTAATTTACTCATTTTTCATTCTCCTTTTTGTTTTTTCTATCATATATAATCCCATAAATTATATTATCAAGCATTATTTTTCACTACACTACCTGGAGTTGTGTCCATGAGCTTGGACACAACATCTTGTGTTTTTTTATACTACCTCAAAACCTTGTTTTCCTAATCCATGAACAATTTGTTCATATAAAGGTTTTGCAAGTATATGTTCGTAACTATCGTTTGGGTTTTCTTTCCATCTTACCCAAAAGAAATTACCCTCCTTACAATAGTTTATTTTGTCCTTACTTATTTTTTCCATTTTTCCTCCTTTTTATATCATATGTTTTTTATACAATTTAAAAGCCAAGTCTTTATTCTTTAAATTTAAAATATTTCTCTTTGGATATTTTGATTTAAAATATTCAAAATGTTGACTTGTTAACTCTTTACATTTTTTCCAAGTGAATTGCATAAGTTTATCATTTTCAACAAATAGAATTTTATTTTTTAAATCTTTTTTAAAACTCCTTTGTAAGTCCTTTTCAACTAAATGCTTGTTCACTTGTTCATTACACCAAATTTCTAGGTCTGTGTCATACATTTCATTATTATGACCTTTCCATTTAGGAAGATTTTTTTTACACCAATCTTCAACCTCATCAACAATATTATTTTCAAATGGTTTTATTGCCCATTGAGAGTCTGACCCTCCATGACCATCATTTGAAACTTCAATTATTGGTACTCCATCTCTATATAAAGTTGCTTGATAACAATGAGTCTCCTCACTTGCCCATTTGCAAACTTTTATTTTTTTTAACTCTAGTTTCATTTCTTCTCCTTTTTTAGTTTCTGATCTCATCAGTTGAGGATTAACCTCAAGACCCCTCAATTGAGAGGTTTCGATCTTTAAACTCTATTCTCCTTGTATTGTTCCTTAACATCTTCATTTTCATAGTAGTCAGTTGAATAGTTTAAAAACTGATCCCAATCGACTTTAAAAAATTTGTAATCAGTTAATCCACCCCTTGCATCTGCACCATTATGGATTGAAATAGCAACTACATCATTGTCATAAATGTTGCCACTATAAAGAAATTGAATATCTTGAGATAAAACATTGTCTTCATTGTAAGTGTAAATACAATTAATTTTCTTATCTCGATGAATATATTTACTCATGAACTCTTCAACATCATGCCAAGAATTAGATCGATTTTTATCTTGTTTGATCCAAGTCTCTAATAATTTGGTTTCATCTTGTAAATATTCACAACTTTCAACCAAGTGCCAAAATAAAGATTTAGTACATTGACCATCTTCATCATAAGAAATATCAATTTCATTTTTGAAATCTTTTAATTTCTTTTTTTGATTACGTTGCCAATGTCTTCCATCTTCTCCACCACTGTCACACATTGCGACTCCAGTATTTTCAGTCAACATTTTATATATTACATTTTCAGTTTTCATTTTTTTCTCCTTTTTATATTTATATTTAATGGAGATTATAGGATAATCAAAAGCAATCAACAAAATAATTAACTATTTTTAAAAACCACAATATCCTGGGGGTCCAGGTTTTCAGACACAATATGTTGTGTTTTCAAC